CACTGAGCGCCGCATGGCTTTGCTCTTCATTTCTTCGCCCCTATGCCTTGCTGCTTGTCTGCCCGTGCGGATATCGATCACCACAAGGACGCAAACGGCGGCAAATGGCGGCCATGCGGGGGCAATAAGTCCAGACACAAAAGTAAGCGCCCAAATAATCCCAGGCCATAAGCCAGAAAACATGGAGTGTAACACATCCCCAATATCAAGAAACATTTTTGCAAGACTGATTCTCATAGATTTCATAGTTGTCGGGGGGACTTATTGCGAAATTTATTTAAAGGCTAGATTTTCGATTGCGAATTTGTCAGACTTCAACACCTGCAAAGATCTGTCAAAGCTTACCCATCTACCCCGGTTGCCTTGGATTTTGTAGATCGTGGTTTTGTCCCCGGTCTTTGGAAGGTTGGTAACTTCAATTCTGGCATCACCCCAAAACTTTAGCGGGTAGTTTTGAATGGCTTGACCCGTTCCGGTTCTTATCACTACTTGCCCGTTTGGCCTTCGCAAGATTTGGCAATCCACTGTTTTAACTGTGCCGTCTACGTTGGTTCGTAGTCGGTAGTTTCCAAATAGCGAATCAGCCGCTTCCTTTTCAGCTTCTTGGAAAAAGTCTTTTGCAGTTGCTCGTTTGATTGCGGTGTTGATTCGTTCGGCTTCTTTGTCGTAGCTGTTTTGAGCAATGAGCCGTGCCGCAATTTCTGCAAGTTGCCGACCTGGATCAACTACCAATGTGTTTTTGTAAAAGTTGACCATCGTTGCGGTGTCCTTTCCTGGAATGTTTGCGCACGGGTTCTTTTCATCCCATCCCACGGGCTTGGCATCGAGTGAGACGACTTTACCCCTTAGTTTGACTTGGTATCCAACCCACCAAACAACGCTGTCGCACTGGTTTAGATCGGTATAAAACCAGATCGAATCTTTTACAAAACTGACTTGGCCGTATGCGAAGACGGGCAATAATGCCAAAATGATCACTTTTAGGAATTTCATATTTTCGGTTTTTAAGTTAATAGTAGAAGTATTTATACACCCCTGAGCGAAGCCCCGCCCGTATTCCAACACCTTGGCCGGCTGCTGGGAAATAGCTTGATGCAAGGCCATTTGTTGAGTCCACGGCATTGTTTGAACCAAATCGAATAACGTTTGCGAATCCGCCTGCTTCATCTGTGGATCGTACCAGATATTCACATTGCATTAAATTAATGTCAGGCGCGTGCAAAGTCAATTCGCTGTCGCTTCCCGCCGCTGCCGTCGTGGTCATCAGGAAAATCACCCGGTTGTACCGTGCGGCTACTTGCGGGGTTGTCAGTGCTGTACTGAAATTATAGTCGGCATCTACCACGTAAATCGTGGTATCCCGCTTGATTTCTCGGCTTGTTACCGTGCCGTCGGTGGCGAATCCTACGCCGTAGTTTGTCAGGGTTTTGGATAATGCTGCTGCTGTGGTGGCAGAGGTGCCGTATCCATGGGCCTGGATTAACTTGTTATCCCTTATGGTAAGAATATCAGCACCTCCGCTGTCTTCAAGTAGCATGGTTTTGCTTGTGGTGGTGCCTGTGCCCTTTACATGGAAACGAGCTTCGATTGCCATGCTTTCCAGTAAAGTTATATTTGAACCAAACCCAATACCTACGTTTGCGCCTGTAACGTGATCCAAAACAGAAATATTCCTATGCTGCTCGATTAAAAAACGCCAATACGAAGAAGTTTCTGGCGAATTATTTTGAGATGTACCAAAAATTAGCCTTGCCCTCGGCCTTGCTGAACTGTATATAGAGTCTATAATAGCGCCTATATAGCCAGCCTTTCGGTAACTACTTCCATTGTGGGCGTTAAAATAAATACCCCCGATTTTATCATCTTTTAGCAAAGCGGTAGGGGTTGCAATTGTTCCCCGAGATCTATTAAAATTATATCTAGGGTCGTCTTGCGTAGATATTGAAAGGGTTTGGTCAATATACCCATAATCATAGACTTCAAATTTAGAATCAAAAGAACCGCTTGTTCCTTTTGCATCTATCAACACACCCGCCTTATTTAGAGTTACAGAATCGGGGCTTGCTGATTTTTTAACTGTAAAATCCCCGTCTTTATTTACTTCCATGAATGTAGCACCTGACTGATTTTTTACATCTAGCAAGTTCCTAGTTTGGCCTGTTGCTCCGTTTACAACAACGCCGCCATTTTTATAAACGCCAAGTCTAGTTGGGGACGTATTGTTGATTGTGTAGGCATATGTACCCGTAAATCCAGGCGTGGGGCTTACTGTTGCTGTGTAGTCATTTGTTATTCCAGTTACAGTAAATGTTGTTGCGTTAATTACGATAGCAGTCCCAACGTTAAAGTCTTTTGTAAAGAGTGTATTCCTTCCAGTGCCTGTTATTGTTGCGATTCCAGAAGTGGTTGAAATTGATCCATAACCCAAAGATGGTTGAGTGATATACAGATTGTAGTTATTATCTACAACTCCATCGCCCACCCAAACCTCTTTGCTTGGCGCTAACTTAAACAGAACCTCGCCTTTATTTAGTGTTGAATTCGTCCTGTGGTCATAGGTAGCCAAGTTAATACCAGCGTCAAACCCACCCAAATAATTTAAATCTTGCTGTAAGGCATAGTGTCTTCGCTCTGTATTGCTAGTAAAGAAAAACCCAAAATTCCCTAATATAACTGTATTTGCTCGAAGATTAATATTATTACTGCCGCTTGAGGTCGTAAATCTAGCGGTTATTTCATTGTTTGCTAAATACAAAATAGGCGCTGTGCCTTGTGTAGATGCCAGTTTAAATAAATGCGAGGATATTGTACCCTCAAAACTATTCATTGTAAATTTTATGTTTGCAATACTACTTGTTGCCGTCTGAATTTTGAAAAGGTCAATATTTCCCGTGTTTGATGTATAAATCTCTAATGCCTGACTTGGAGAAGTAGTGCCAATCCCTAGCCGCTTGTTTGAGTTATTCCAAAACAAATTGGCGTTGTCTTGTGTCGCCTGTCCGTTTGCATCTGCAAAAATCACACTACCCGCTGTAAACCTATTTGCTGTACTTTCAAGCCCATAAGCCCACCTACTACCCTGATACCAAGCAAGGCCGTTAGTGGTCGTATTGTACACCGTGTACCCTGTCGCCCCCGTAGGGAGTCCGGGTGTGGTGTATTCCCCAAACTTCCAAGGTATAGCAATAACCCCGGCATAGGTGTTGTTGTCGAAAAGGTTACTATTTCCAATCACCCGCCCCGCTGTGAACTTGGGTAAGTAATTCAGAGTTCCAGCACCTTGAATGTAGGGGTCAAGCATGGCAGCGGTATCGGCGATTGGGAGGTAGGCCGAAAGGTCTATGGTGGCAAAATCTACTTCGCCTGTGCTTGTATTTAAGAGTTTGAGGTATTGCCCAACACTGGCAGTGCCGTTGTCAACGGCTTTTGTTTTCATAAATAAATATTCACTTGCTCCACTTCCGATGCCATACCCATAAGCTCCAAGTTCTACCCCTGACCCTGTAATTAAGAGTTCGCCTTCCCTTACTCCAATTGAAGATTTACCAGATTTGGCAACAGAGTACCTAGTGTACGCGTCAACAGAAGATAAGTAGGGCCTATTTTCTAAATAAACGCTGTCAAAATCAATTGAAACTCTTGAGAACTTCCCATCAACTTCACTGTTTGTTGCATCCAAAAACATATAGGGCTTATTTCCTGTATATAGACCTTGGTAAAATTCTGCATAATCCCCAAGACTATTTGTAGTGTCCCTGATTATTATTTGGTTGTATCTATTTCCCTGGGTAATCATTTGCCTAAACTTGCCAACGCGTCGAGAAAAATAACCAATTGTATCTCCAAAATATCCAGATACATTGCCTTCTCCTATTCCAAAGCTCTGGTTTGCCATCGTATCAATAAAAGTAATTGGGTAGCCCTCTAATTGTATTCTTGTTGGCTCGATCAAAAATCCACCCATGCGCACGGTGTCGCCCTCAGTGTATAACCCGTTTTCAGCTATCAAAATAGCCCGTGGACGACAAGCTAACAAAAGATTTTTCATGGTTTCATAATCCTCAACGGCGCTGAATTTGCGCTTTGTAGGGGTGCCAAATCGGCCATAAATCCAAGTTCCTCCGGTGGTAGTATTTTCTTCGATGTTGGCTATCCAGTTTCGATTTATGCCGTAATCCGTGGAACCTACCGTAAAGGGGATAACGATAAATTTGGATCGCTCAAGCACATCATCAAAATCATCTTGAATCCTGATTTGAGTCTCCCACTGGATGCCGCCAAAGTTTGGAGCGTACTCAACAAATAGCTTGGTGCCTGTGCCGTCACGGGTGATGTACTGGATGAATACCCAATCAACTGTGGTGACATTGCCATTCAGAAGTGTAACTTCTAAACAGCATTGGGATAAAACAGAATCGGGCAAAGCTGTTACACTTTGCCCTTTTCCGTTCAACCCTATCATTACCAAAATGAGCAAAACAAAGATAGAGCGCATTGAATCGGTATTTAGGAAGGAAAAATCGAACGTGCTACATCTGCAAACAAGGGTGCAAAAAGCTGGTTTCCCTGCCAAGCCAGATCGTCGGTGCTGGTGCTGGTACCAAGGTCGCCGCCCTGGTCATTGTGCTGACTGATTCGGAAGGTGTCAACAGGACGGGAAAACTCTACGCCGTTCCAGTCCACACCAATCACCCGCTTTTTGCCGTTGTTTCCAAACAGGACCACAACCAAGTCGCAACACTGAATAGCATACTGCAAGTTGTTGCGGCGGTCACGGTCTTTGCTGTCAAATATGGCGGCTGCGTTACACTCATAAAAGCCCGTAGCAGACGTGTAATTGAAATTGTAGGTTGCGCCACGTTTGCGGGGTTCGATCTTCTTCCAAGTGGCCCCACCAACCATTGTAAAGCCCAAGATTTCTTGATTGGTTTGGTCGAAAAGCAAGGCATCACTTGCCATGTCTGCCCAATCAATCTCGGAGTATTTCGCGTAAAACCCAATGTACCACCCGCCCCGGTCGGCGCATGTTTCGGAACTGATAAGGTTCTTGGGTTCGCAGATTATTTCAGCCATTGTATTAGCTTTTAAATTGTGAAGGGAGAGCTGTTAAGCCCTCCCGATATATCCCAAAAAACAAATTAGAGTGGCACTGTGTATTTGTAACCCCCGGCGATGTACTTGGTATCACTGATTGCGGTTGCGCTCAAGCTGTGTGACAGGAACAAGACCTTGCCCAATTCGTCCAGGTCGGTCTTTTGCTGGATCGCAACAGCTACTTCACCACTTACCAATTCAGGGATACGCGCAAAGTTTGAACCCAACTGAATCGTACCGGAAATGGTGAGGTAGGCAAAGTGGCTACGGCCTGTCAGCAACTTGTCGTAGTTGGCAACATCTCCTACAGGAATTACAGGAACATTGTCGATGTACATTACATCGAAGGTTTGCCCGTTGGCTGTTACTGGTACTTGAGTGATCCGTGGTTGGTTGATAACCGCGCTGGATTTCAGCGCCAAAAGTTCAGCGTACAACCTTGATTTGATCGAGTTAGACACAAGGAACATTGGCATGAAAGAGCGGCCAGTGTCGCCTACTCCACCGTCTACAATCGCCTCTTGCAGGTCGTTGGTAGCTGCTGCAAAAATGTCATCGTACAAGTCGAGGACGGAACCCGTAAAGGTTTGGCCATTGGTAGCAATGTTTTGACCTGCACCAGATTGGATAAACAAGCTATCGAGATTCAGGTGTGCGTACTTGGTAGAGTCGCCAGCCTCCAAGTCGATAAGCAAATCAATCCAGCCCCGGCAAGTGCCGATGGTCTTTTTGAAAGCTTCTTCGACATTGGTCGGGGTGCCTGTAACAATGGCCACGGTTTCGGGGTCAAACAACTGACCAGCGGTCAACATCATTCGGTTGCCAACAGTGGCGCTTTTCACGATGGTGTTGGTAAGTGCGGTAAGTGCTGCCTGACCAGCTGCACTCAATCCCACGGTGGCCCCGGTGTTCCAAGCATGGAAGGAACGGAAAACGCTGTTGTAAAACTCATCGTTGCAAAACTCCAAATTGAGTTTGGATTTGCAAGGACTGATGGTTTTATTGGCGAAGCCGTACACGCCTAGCGGCGTCCATGCGCAAGAGTTGTGCGGCTGCCACAAATGAGGTTCCCCCTGTGGATACCAAATTTTGTATTCCATGTCAGAGGTTAGGCGCATGTAAGAGTACATGCCAAAAGCAGCCTGATAAAATCCAAATTTATCGTTGTATCGCTGCTCTGCCAGATAGTTCAACTCCGATGTTTGGAACATCAGCATATTGCTATCTGGCATGAAAATTGGTTCCAGAGTAATTGGTTCCATTATTTATATTTTACAGTGTGGGCAAATTGATTACGCTTTCACAGAGGCTCTCAGAGCCTTCCCAAATGCTTTTTCGGTGTCGCTTAGTCCGGTTTTCGCGTTGCCTTCGCTTGGCTTTGGTTCGTCCAGTTTCTTACCTGCGAGTTCAGCCGCCAGGTCATTAATCGTTTTGGCCTGGGCCTCAACGGTAGTTTTCAGGGTTTCGACTACTGACTTTTCAGCAAATGCTGAATCATCAATTTTCTTCAACCCCAATTCAGCCACGGCGGCGGCTACCATTGTTTTGAGTTCGCCCGCGTCAATGGTTGCTTTCAGGGTCTTAACGCCTTCCAAAGCTTCAATTGCGGTCTTTTCGTCGGCATCCTCTGGAATCACAATCCCAGCAATAGCCGCAAGTTTTGCAAAAAAGTTTTTCATTGTTTTAACTGTATTTGAAGCCTTTGGAATAAGGCTTTTGATTGAACTTATAAGTGAATCCTGATTTGCTGGGATGGTCACAATGCTGATTTCAAGCAGTTCTTTGATGGCGAGGTAGTAGGTATCGGCCTGGGCATCGTAGCGGCTGTTCATCCAATCAATCATATACCCGATTGAAAAGCCTTTAATCAGTCCTTCTTCAACCATCCAACCATCTTTCCAAGACTTGGACACAAAGCCGCGTACAAATAACCCGTCGTCTCTACCTTCAACCTCCAAGATTTTACCCACGGGTTTGTCATGGTCGTGCATGAATAGGAGCGTACCAAACCCGTTTTTCATGTAGCTAGACAAAATAGGCTCTGACCAATTCCAAGCAGCAACAACGTCCTGTACACGGTCTTTGGCGGTTGTATTGGCGTACCCTTCGATGTAAATTGCGTTTTCCGGTATCTTTCCTTCCAGCGTTGCGGGTGGTGTGATCGCCTTAAACTCCCAGGATGTGAATATCTTTTCCTGCACTTTGTCCAAAACCTCGGCCATGTGTACGATTTTCAACAAAAATCTACTTATTGCACGGGCTTTGGAATGGTGGCGGGTTGGTGGTCGGACGTTTTTGACGGATGTTTATCTATTTCTTCCCCGTCACCCTTCTTAATTTTCTCTCAGTCAATCCCCACTTTATCCGCAATTGCTCACAGCTCATGCCCTTTTGGGAGTCCTCTCGTATCAATGCCGCTGCCAATTGCTCGTACGTCATATTGAGCAACAAAGCCAAGGGGTCTTTGGGGATGTCGGAAATGGTTGATGCTTTAGCCCCGGCAATGCGGTTGTAAAAAATCACAATCACTTTTTCAATGTCGATTCGGGTAGACTCCCGTCGTGTATAGCCCATTTGATCCATTTTTTGATGTCCTTCAAATCTGCGCAGCATTCAGAGCCGCGCCAAAATCCAAGTTGGAAAAGTGTCTTTGCATCCTCCCAGGTGATTTCCTGTTCTGCCATATCGGAAATGGCTTGCTTTTCTTCGTCGTTTAAATGTGTTGTCCTGATCATTGTATCGTGTTTTCACTCTCTTCAACCAAAGTTACGGGTGTGCTTACAAAACTTCCCCGGTGGTCTTTTACTGCCAGGGCTTTGAATAGCCGATACCCGTAATAATCAACAAGCACTGGTTTACGAAAATCTAGCTCTTTATAATCCTGCTCAGTCAACCAAAGCAGCAATTCAAAGTCAGCGTTTTTGTAAAAATCCTTTACAATTTTCAGCCGCCAAAACGCTGTGTAAAAGTCGCCATTACTTGATCCGTAAATTGGCCTGTAAAAACCATTCACACTTACCCGGCGCGTGGGCCACTGTGATAAGTACCCAAACTCAGAAATAGCTACCCCTTCGTAAACAAGCTGAAAAGGATCGCCTGAGCCGTCCAATTGTTCAACAAGTCCATGGTTATACGCTACCCGGTAGCCTAGTTTTTTACTCAATTCTCCGTCTTCATTGTCCCACAAGGCCATAAGCGCGGGTGTAGCATTTACGCTTGATCCATCAGGCAAAAATCCTATTTCCTCAACGGTTGTGTCTCGCTCAATTGTTGGCTCAAAAATTGGATTTTCAAGTACCTTAGTTTCCTCTTTTTGACCTCCCGTATCGACAAGCTTTGACCAGATTTGAACAGGGTAATTTTGCTTCGAAATATACTCATCGGAGCTTTCTTTGAATTGTAGCCGTAAATACCTTTCGTACGCTTCACTGATTTCGCGTTTCACCAAAGATCCTCCCTGAGTTTTTGCAGTAAAATCCAGGGCAGAGTTTAGGAAAAAGCCCTCCATTACGGTAGCGTCAATCCTTGTTTGGTACGGCGGGTAAAGACTTATAGTTTTGGTATTGAAGTCGGGTTTGATAATTCCGCTCACCATGTGCTGCATCCCCTTGAATAAATCTAGGGCGTTTAGATTTGGATCAATCAAATCCCCCAAATTGATGGTGTCATTTTCAATGTAGCGCGGTGGATCAGGTTCAAACTTCAACAACCCACCAGCAAGAAGAGTCCAAGGGTAGTCTATTCCGCCTGGGGTGATTTTATCCTGATACTCTACAAACATCCCAAACGTTGTTCCGGCAAGAACGTTTTCAATTCTAAAATCTATGTCGATGTTGATCGTCTGAGCTTCTCCAGGAACGCCCTGAAATTGTTCGACAAAAGGAAAAAATAGCGTATCGGTTGGGGCCTCAAACTGGTAAAGCAAAAGCGACCATGTTGGCGATGGATCAGCGGCGGGTGTAGCGGGGAGTTCGATTGTGCAAGTAAGCCGAAAATGTAAGTCGATTTCGCTTTGCCCTCCTGACGGGTAAAAGTATTCTCCTGGGTTGCTTATGCTGTTGTACAAATCAAAAGGATCGTAAATCGTATTGGGAAAGATCAAGTTTTCAACAAGTCCTGTAAAATTTAACGCGCTGTTGTTGTCTGCCGCTATTCTTAAAGGGTCTTGTTTGCCATCGTAGCTGTACCAATACTCACCTGAAATGTACCCGTAAAGCCTATTGAACGGCCATACATCCCAAACGCTGCTTTCAAACTGCCAGCCAATGGCGCAAAAACAGGCACGCATGACTTTAGTAAGGTTGAACCACATGCGCAAATCCTTCAAAGTTGAACTTCCTTCCTGGTTCCAACCGCCGTAACTTGCTAGGGTAGGGGTTGCCATGATCGTTTCATCACTCCAAGCTGCTGCAATTTCTGCGTCCGTGTACTCAAATTCGCCCAAATCCACATCCCGAACTCGCAATCTTTGTAACTTTTCAGCCCAATTTGAGCCGTAAATTTCTACTTCATACCCTTCTTCCTTGGTTTCTGTCAGTCGGATTTCGTCAAACTCTAATATCTCGCCATTGTCCCAAACCCATACATTAATTGCCCCGGTGTAGTCAGCAAAGAAATAGTCATTGCCTGGGCTTCGAGGTAGCGTAAAAGACAAAGCAACCTCCTGGCTTACCTTGTTCTCTGTATCAAGCTCACTACGGCTCTTTGATTTGCGGATGCCGTAATCCTCTGGCAGATCAAAATAAAACTCACCATCGGTTAGTAAATGCGCTGGAACGCCAGAAATTTTCTTTGCTTTTATCATTTCGTTGGTGTAGATTTGTGGGGTTGTGAATTATGAAGTACTTGTTTTTTATGTTCATGAAATAAAGTAAATATGTCACTGCGGGGGTTAATAGCCCCCTTTTTTATTGCCCTCATCGGTGCCACTTCGTACCGGATGCACTTTTAAACACACCTTCAAAACGCTTATCCCCTCCCCTGTTCATGTTCACAAAGTTCCCCCTGGTCATTTGTAGGCGCTCTAACTTAGATACCGTTCCTGAACTCGTTTCCACTTGCTTAATCCGGTAAATTTGTGGGCTTCGTTGTAATTGCTCGAACATGCCCCGGTTCAATTCATTGATGGGTTCTGAAATGTACACCAATTCGTTTTGTGCATCTGTAATAGTGTCTACTCTGGCAACATCCTGTATTTGATCTTCGTAATCCCGGCCCCCAGGCTCAAAAATTCGCGTTGCTGAGGTCACGCCCTGGTTGAGCGCTCGGAGTTCTCCAAATCGGATGCTATCAAAACTGCCAACATCGCCCAGGTAAATGATCACTTCTTTGCAATCACAATCCTGATGTGAAAATGTTCTGAATAACTTTTCAGAATATGCGGTTTTCACGTCAACATCTGTGTAAGCAAAGACTTGAATATCTACACTATCAGCAAACTCAAGTAGGCCCGTATATGATCCGTTAAGGGTTCCAGTTGGCACAAAAAAGAAACGATGAGCGTCGGTGTCGGGGCTTGCTGCTACGGTTTCAGTGGTTTCTCCGATGTGAATTGTAAACTCGATTAAAAAAGGATCGGCGGTGCGCCATGCTCCGTCGTTGACCAAGTAAATACCCGCAAGCTCAAAGAAGTCATTGCATAGATACCGCCTCAAGGGGTTGCCCGTCACCCACTTTACAAGGGGATCACCTGGGCCGTCGTCGCTGGGGTCGCTGGTGTATGGCGAAAATCCTAATTGGTCAGTGGGTTGAAAAATGGAATTGACAAGGGTAAACAAATCACCTTGTACAACTTCCTCCACGTCTTGTTGGCAAATGCTGTTTTGGTTAATGAGTGCGGCTCTAAAAAGAATGTCCATCCAAAATTTATCTTCAGCCCAAAAGGTAGTGTTCGTTTTTGGTTCGTAGGTATTGAACAGGAAAGCGGGGTCTAACTTGATTGAACACACCCCATTTGCCCCACTTGGATCAATTGCCGAACTTTTGCGGCCCGCAATGCGGGTTGAATCTTTGTACAAATCCCAAATCACAAACTTGCTTTTTCGGCTTTCGGTGGTGCCGTTGGTGCTTGATACCGTTGGCGGGTTAACAAACGATGCAAAAGAAAAAGAAAAAGGAGAAAGTGCGCCAGGCTTTGACTTGGTGGCCACTACTTGCCCATTGTTATGCACTACAACCCAATCAAGAAAATCAGGGCTGATCGAAAGCATGTTGGCGAAATTCCTTGCAGTGTTTACCTCGTTGGCTTCATGCTCGTAGGTTGTAGCGGTGTAAGGCTCTGCTGAATCGGTGGCGAAAAAGGTATTCACTATTATTATTGCAAGCGCATCGGCTTCGGCCCCTGGATCGAAAGTAATTGTGAAGGTGGCGTAAGCGTCAGCACTATTCAAAAAATCCGTTGTGCCTAGCAGCCATTCCAAGTACTTGCTTTTTGGCTGTGGTACAGTGTCGCTTGGTTGCTGTGTTATGGTGAAACTCATATTTTACTTTTTTGTTCTGCCTGTGTAATCCTTTCATTTTCTCGGTTGGCTACAACTAGCCCGGCCTCTACCCCTCGTTTAGCTCCGACTCCAACGGCGGCAGCCATATTCTGGATCGAGTTGGCATCTATTGAAACCATGCTAATTCCACCGGACACGCCAACATTCATTTTGGAAAAATTCGGCTCAAGCAATCCCCCTTGCTCAAACTTCACCCCGTAACCCCGATCCGCATTGATGGCAGATAACACAACCCGTTTGCCTGGGAAGTTTACCGCGCTGAGTTGTTTCAAAATAGGGTAGTAGCGCCCGGTGTTGTGCTTATTGATGATGGCGGTTCCCCCTTGACCATCATCACCTATCCATTCCCCGCCTTCGGCTTCAATAGTGGTGCTGCCTACCTGAACAGGAACGCCCCCGTGTGCGTGGCTTGGGCCTTTTATGATCATGCCTTTGGCGGCTTTTTGTGCGCTGATTTGGGCAATCTGTGAAGTAGTGGTAAATGTCAGAAACGCAATTTGGGCAGCCTTGTAAAGTGCGCCCAATGGATCAGGGATAATTGATGGAGTAGCCAGGATGTTAACCGTACCGGATGCCAGCGAAGAAAGCGCCGCCGCAATCCTAAACCGCTTTTGCTGTTCAAACTCTTTCTTTCTTATACGCTCCTGCTCTGCTGCAAGCTCCTTTTCAAGCTTTTCTTTCTTTTTGGTGTTATCACCTGCCAACTCAATTTCTTTGGCGTAACGCTCTTCTATGGCGTTTAATTCAGACTCATTTCTCGCACTAGCAAGGCCAGATATTGCGGCCCCGGCCTCTGTGAGCGTGTCAAAGAATCGGCCAGAGGTAAAGAAGTCGCCAAACTCTTCAAGCAAAGCATCTAAACTCACCTCTAAATCTGTCCTGGTTCTGGTTGTGAATTGCTGCACACCTTCGCCAATTTCTTTTCCAAGGCCAGCAAGCCTAGTGAGAAGGCTTTCTCCAACCACTCGCAACCCCTTTTCGGATACCTGCACCTGCTTTATTGCCCCGTCCTCAGTTACGGTTTGGGTACGCTGGAATGTCTTTTCTGAAACGTCCTGAACTTCCTTTACTGCTTCTACAAATCCGGTCAAGTTATCAATCAGCGCCTTTTGTTCCTTTTCGGCTTTTCCTAATTGGTTCTTTGCAGAAAACAAGCGTTCAAATAATGCGGGTTGGTCTTTGGGTGCGGCCTTTTCAATCTCCCTTTCTAGCTTTGATACTTCCCCTTTTAGAAATGCAAGCGACCCCTTTGCAAACTCTTCAGCGACTTTTTTAGCCTTGGTGATGCTAGTGGTTACCTTATCGACTTTCTTCGCTGCTTCTTCATTCCCTGCTCCGAATTGGAGTACATCTTCCTTTCCTGTCTTTAGTAGATCGGTGAAGGTTTTTAGATTCTTTACAGGCGTTGTAAATAAGTTTTGAATAGGCTTTGTGACTATGTCGTAGAATTGGCCAATGCTTCCAACTGTGCCGTTTAGCGTCTTTCTTATTGCGTCAATTACGGAAAATATTGTACGAAATGGAACGAGCGCAACCTCGCCAGCCTTTCCAAGAATTGACAACGTAGCACCAAAAGAAGTCGCCTCTTCGTCTGCTGCTCCAAAGCTTTTTGAAAGGTCGCCTACTAGGTCAAAAAGTGGCTGTATGGTTGTTCCTAAGTCCCGGAATGCTTGGATAGTCAAAATCAAAGCCTCTAAAAGCTGGGTTTGGATGATCGTCGTTACATCCTCCAAATTTGTTCCAGCCCCGCCAATGGCCTCGGATACCTCTACGACTTTCCGGTTAAACTCTGTATTGATTTCAAGCGTGCGAAGCTGTGCGGTTTGGTATTCGTTGGTGGTGTCTATCAACGAAAGCGTGGCTTGGTCAACATCTTTGAGGGACTTGATAAACTGTATGCCAGCATCCTCACCCGGGCCTCTGAACACATCCGCAAGAACAGCCCCGGCCTTTGGCCCATTTTCTTGCACTGTGTCAAGTTGCTTGGCTACCTCAGCAATGGCCCCGCCTATGCCCTTTTCGCCAATTATTTTTTGGATTTCCTCGCCGCTGATTCCAATTCCTTCCAGTGCCTTGAGTGTAGCTGGGGTAAGTTCTCGCAAGCTCAGTGCCGCTTCTTTAACTGCGTCGGCTCCTTTGTCGGAAAAAATACCCTCTGTCGCTTGTCTGTTGGCGACTTTGAAAAACTGATCTGCATTGAGTCCGGCCTCTTGGAATAGCCGTGGGTACTCGCTAACGGTGTCTAAGAACTCACCATTGGCATTTGAACCTGCAACAAACCCCTCTTCAATCCTGGTTAGTGCTTCGCCAAAGGTGATGTTAAAAGCATTGGCAACGGCGTTGGCGCTTTCAATGATCTTGGTTTGATCCTCTCCGAAGGTGTCAGCAACGCCTTTTATTCGTGCGGTAAAGTCGTCAAGATCAGCCCCTGATGCGTCGGTAAGTGTTGATATTTCCCCTCGTAATTCCCGAATGCCTTGCACCAATTCGTAGACATTTTGCAAGGCCCCTATTAAAGCTTCTCCTATTGCCGCTGCTGCACCTGGGATTGAAGCGAATGCGGCAATGTCAAACCCTGACAGTTGGGTGAATACGCCTTGGAAGGCTTCGCCGTAATTACCAACATTGCGTTGAAATTGACCCAGGCTTGCGTCTATGTCCTTTAATTCCCGGTCAAGTTCTTGAATGCGCCTCACTGTTTCCTCTCCAAATGATCCCCGGCGCTCCTCTGCTGTGAGGTCTTTATAGGAGTTGCGAAGCCGCGACAATTCCGCATTCAATGCCCGGTATGAGTTCTTGCCCTTATCGGCGTTTTGCTGAAACTGATTGATAGCGTTTCGCTCTTCCTGGCGTTGCTGCTGCTGTATTGCCCGTAAGGCTGCAAGCTGTTCACTGAGTCGCTTATACTCTTCGGTGTTGAACTTTTCAGCTTTACGGGCATTGGTGGTTTCCCGTATGGCCCTAGCTAAATCCTCCTGGCTTTCAACCGCCGATTTAACACCTTTAATCTCAACTTCGTATATAAGGACTCTGGTCATGCTGCTATGTTTCGTGCTTCTTCAATGGCCGCTTGGTAGATTTCATCAAAGTTTTCCACCAAAAGCTCGAATACCTTGAATTGTTCTTGAATGATTTTGTCTGCATTCACCTCAAAGCCAAACTTTATCCAATCAGTACGCCTACCGTTCTTTGAAAAGGCAAACGATCCAGGTAGCGGGAAACCAAGTATAGTGGCTTTATTGAGCGTTAGGAACGTGAACCGCTTTAAATTCGACTCAGAAAGCCCAGGTTTTACGACTCTGGCCCACTGTAATAGCCTTGCCTGGGCCGCCGCACTTGTGTCTACCTTACTCGCTGGTATTCCTGTGTCCAAATCTAAAAGGTAATCGTTGCCTTCAATGCCAATTCGCAAAGTATCTCCGACACTTTCGACAACTTTTGCCTTTAATGAGGCT